CTTACCAGTATCATCTTTTACAATGGCTTCGTTGACGATGTCATTGACGGCAGATTCCACTTCCGCATGCTGAGACACTTCACGATATTTGTTGATTTGCTCGACTTCGTTCCTAGACTGTCCTTCCATGTCAAGGGCAACAGCCCGCCAGCCATTACCCTGAAGAACGACCGCGCCATCATCATTATAAGGAACTGCAAATGTAGGATTTTGTTCGTGGGTTGTTACTATTGGAAGAGTTGGATTTGAATTTGATGAAGGGGTATCATCTTCCAAGCGGAACCCGAACAAATTATACAGAGCATTCCACATTCCACCGCCATTGTTTTGAGCCATTAACAAGTTTCCTTAAGAAAAAAAAAATGGTGGCAAGAGCTTCCCCCAACCACCACTAATTAGGTAATGTTTTAGTTTCTTATTGTTTAGTTCAGTCCGAATAGGTTACGGACCCATGTTGGCTGGGGGAAAAAATTCCAACCAATCAAAAGACCGACAACGCCACCAACTAGAAGGTCAAAAATTGTCATGTGAGTATTCTTTCCTGTTAATATATTAGCCTTGTGCTGTTCTTGCAGAAATTGTAGCATCTTCTCTTTCAACTTCCCACCACTGATAAGCAAGTGTCAGTGAAAACTCTTCAATCTGGTCATTTGCCCCCCAATCAAGTTCAATTGGTGAAACATCAACAGGCCAACAACCAACCATATTATAACGTCTAATGCCAGTTTGCGATGTCGCAGGCCCGCCTGAAGTACCGGGGCGGCCCCGAGGACCACCGCCACCCGCGCCCATTTTTGAATATTGAATTACAGAGCCATTCACCGAATACTGAGTAGGTGCTATAAAACCCGACATACGAATATTATTAGAATTCGAATTGATAGCACCCTGCCAGCGTTCCATCACCCCTCTAATCAAGAAATCTTCATCATTGTAAACCGTCATGGTCCATTCCTGATAGACAGGATTTCCCGGTATTTTAATCTCACGGCCAAAATAATACAAAGGAACAACACCGATTGTCTTACCCGGTATCTGAGTAGACCGGGCCATGAGCGTGAGTTGCTGGCCAGCACCCGCCGCTGCGGGAAGGCTAACGGGTGGAATTAGTATCACTTCAAACAAATTCGGTCTTGCGCCGTCATATTGCAGACCAGACCGAAACGTATCAAGATTAAAAGCCATTGTGTGTATCCTTTTTATCTATTTATTGACAATTAACCGCCAAAGTTTCCAACGACTTCATCAAATGCAACGTCAGTACGGACGGCCACAAAGTTAAGTCTCAAGAAGTTGATTGACTTGGCTGGTTTGATATAGATATCACCAACAAACTCATTCCTGTCGATAACTTCACCGGGGTTGTTGCTTTCGTCACACACTACACGGAAATCATACAACCCACGCCGTCCCTGCACATCGCGCAGATACGGTTCAATCAAGGCAACGAACTGTGCCCGAGTGAAGGCGTCATTGAATTCAAACAACAGGTACTTGGCCGCGCGAGAAATTGCCTTCTCGATTGTCAGGAACAGCCTGCGAACGTTAATTCTATCGAACGCAGACGGCTTGATTTGCATGGTTCTGTCGCCATACAAGATTGGACCTTCGTTGATAAAATTAACAATCGAGTTGATGCCCTGAGGATACATGATATTACGCATGCCCTCATCAGACTTCCAAGCCAGCTTATGCACACCGAGGACTTGACCACGATTGAAGCCAGCGAATGACCACCAAGCATCATAGTTATCATCGGTTCTTGCCGCCAGACCGGCAATATCGCCATCAAGAGGAACCCAACGATATTTGTCGTTATAGGGGTCATACTGATTTTTCCAGTTATCGATGAAGAAGCCATATGATGAAGACCGGAAATAATTCCGGTCGTCGATGACAGACTGCATCGCTTGGTCTGGTGCATCACGCAATACAACAGAAGACTTGAGCGGGCTAATGAAGGTCACGGCATCAGCACGGGCCTCGGCAATCTCAAGGGCCTTCGCCTGAACGACCTTCGGATGTGAACCCGTTATGATTAACGAAATATCATGCTGTGTCTTATCGATAAACATGTTATACGCTTCAATAATGTCGCCATTGGTTGGTGTACCATATGTGCCGCCGCTCAGGGACACAGAATATGGCCTTGACATAACGGTAAATGCGGTAGAGTTGCCTGTATTACCCCAATTCGTCCCACCAGAAGGGTGCCCCATCCAGTGAATGTACTTGGAACGCTTGCCGATACGGTCACGATAATAGCGGCTTCTCTTAGAGAGATGGTTATGTGAAGCAACCGACAGACCGACAAAACGCTCAAGAATATTTTCGGGACGCTTTAACGCACCGGCTGGCTTGCGGCCACGGCCAAACTTCTCAAGACGACCAACCACAACGAGATGGATTTCGTCGTTAGAGCCACCAAACCGTTCCACCATTTCTGTGGTTCCCGGTGCATATTCAAACCTATCAGCATATTCCCACTGAGCAGAACAATTCTGCAAAAGCCCGACGCCAGCCGCGCCGCCGCCATTAGCAACCAAATTTGCGTTGTTGACAGTAACAGTATAACCATCAAGGGAAATATTGGCAACTTCCAGCCAGTTATTCTGAGTACCAATACGAATCTTGTCACCAATCTGTAGAGGACGCCACTGGTCGGCCATGGTATTGGCTGGCCCTCTGGTGCCCGTCATGTTGCCATTAGCAAACATGATAATAGCATTGCCTTCTGTGGTGTTGGCCTGCGCCCACATTGAACCGTTATAAGCAGAACCGGGTCCGCACAACGAAATGTATAACTGATTGCCCTTTGTGCCGGGGTAACGCGCGGCAAATGTTCCATAGCTCGCTGAACCAGAACCATCTGAATAGTGTTCATTCCAATCTTCGTATGAATTGATAAGCAGGCCTGTCCCTGTAGCAGTAGCGCACTTGGTAGTGGCGCGATTGCAAGCACGAATAATCTTAAGGGTTGACGAATAATTCAGAAAGTTCCATGCGGTAAACCAATCTTCGTAGTTGGTTTCGTCTGGCTCACCAAACACATCCTCAAGGCTATCTGGCGATGTGAGGGTACGAACCTCGAAAAACGGTCCCCACTCAAACTCGCCGACAAATGCACCTACAGATGTAGAAACGGCTGGGACGTAGTTCGACAGGTCGATTTCATCAACATATACGCCCGGTGAAAGATATTGTGCCATGTTCACGCATCTCCTATTGATTAATATATTGCGTGAAACTATTTAGGATTTGTGAGAAATCAGCTAACCCACGGTGTTGCTGGGGCTTTTAGCATATCATCTTCTGCTGTCTCATATGTATGATTGACGCCATCTGTAATGAACCCAAAAGGAATAAAATCGATATCTTCGATTTCCCTGAGTTGTCTTTCTAGGTTTTGGCGAATATTGTTACCGACAGAATCCTTGAAAAATTGCTGGTCTGAGAGCCAACCAAAACACACAAGTGCCATGGACAGGTCATCATGAGCATTGGATGCACCCTCGTCTGCGGCGAAGGAGTCAGTCGATTCCACAAATATCTTCAATTCCTCAATAGTCTTAAAATCAACCAATAACAATTTATCTGTTTCGACCATTGCCTTGAGCGCATTACAACCGATACGTTTGGTCGCGGTTGTTTGTTTCAGGCCGTATTGGGTCATTTTCTGGAAACCGCCTGAAATCTGCTGGCCCTGTTTTCCCTTTGGTTTGACCTTTATCAGGTTATCATAACCAATTTCTACCTGTAGGATATATGATACCGATTGCCCCACATCGTTAATTTCAATCAACACAAAGGCATCGTTATACCATCGTGCAGTGTTATAAATTAACATAGGAAACAACATATAATAGAGCTTGTTGTCATTAAAGGCGGCAACCTGCCTGAACGGAAATTCAGTTACATCGATAACTTGCATGGCCTGAGCATCGCCACCCAAACCCGTCGCACAATCACAGGTGATTGCATAGGTATGTCCGGGCTTCGGACGTTCGTAAATTCTCATATTTCCGTTTTCTTTTGTCGCTATTGGTTCAATCGAACCTGCCTCAAGTTGTGATAACTTGGCCCCAGAAATGAGAGTGCCACCAGAACCCAAAAATTGACATAACACTTCCTGTGCAACCTGAATTTCAGATGTGTTGCGAAGCTGTTCCTGAAACCACGCCTCATCCCTACCCGGTACTTCTGACCAATGAACTTCTATACGTTTGTATTCATTCTGTCCCTTGACGCTCTTCATCCATATTTCATAGAATAAATTAAGGCCTTTAGGTGTAGAAATCAAAATAACCTTTGTTTCCGCACCGGAAGAAATTGTGGGGTAGGTAGCGGTGAAGAATTCTTCGGCAATATGTGGTTCGATATGGGCCATTTCGTCTATTAGAAGCAATGAAATAGAACGGCCACGAATGGCAGAACCGGATGTGGCGTCAGCGATAATTTTGCTGCCATTGGCGAGTTCAACAGAACCCTTGTTCCATGTTTTCACACCCTGCTGGATAAATTTAGGTAATGCCTCGTATGCTTTCTGGATACGGCTCAGAATTTCTCTGGCGGTTGATGCTTTGTTAGCTAGAATGGCGACTGATTTGTCTGGGTTGAAAAGGATATACCATAGAATATAGCAGCCTACGGTGGTTGTATTATGAGAAAGAATGTCGTTAGTATAATATCTATGGTCAGGTGAAACAACCGTGATATCATACATGTTTTCTTCAATATTAGTTTTAGTAACTGTTATAACTTTTTCCGGTCCTGTGGCTGTTTTGATGACATCACCATTGACAAGATTTTCAACAAAAACTTCTGAGCCATCTTCTCTGAAAACAATATGAGTATCAGCACATAAAAGGGTTTTGGTTGGAGTTTTTAG